GGCGGCAGATGCTAGAAGAAAAACAGCAACCATTAGCAATAGCTGGAAAGCAAAGAACAAGAAGAGAAATATTGCTAGATTGCGCTGTACTGATTGCTACACATGATGTTGATACAAAAGAAGAATTAGTGAAGTGGTGGAATGCTTATGCAGATAACGAGCCACTAACAGATGAAGAAATAAAGAAAGTGTGGAATATGAGAGATGAACACAGATATAAACAAAATTGATTTGGATAACTTAGGGGAAAACTACTTCATGCTTGATTGCATCGAGGGCATGAAAAAATTCCCTGATAAATATTTTGACATTGCCATAGTAGATCCACCGTATGCTGACGGAACAATAGGCGAATTCAAAAGGGCTGATAAATCACGCTTTGGCGGGAAATTTGACAAGTATAAAAAGCGTGGAAAAACTGGCGGTGGATATTACGAAAAATATGGCAAAAAGCAAATAAGCTGGGACGTTGCGCCACCAAAAGAATATTTTGATGAATTGTTTAGGGTATCGAAGCAACAAATCATATGGGGGGGGGAATTACTTCAATGAATTTCTTCCCTCAAATAGAAACTTTGTAATTTGGCGAAAACTAACAATAAGTGAAGAATTTTCAATGGCAATGGCTGAGTATGCATGGACTAGCATAAATGGAAATGCAAAAGTGTATCAGCAAGCGCCACAGGGTACAGCTGGAAAAGAAAGAATACACCCTACACAAAAACCGATAGAATTGTACGAATGGTTAGTGGCTAGATATTGCAAGGAAACAGACAGGATACTTGATACACACGTTGGAAGTGCCAGCTCACTAATAGCGTTTCATAGATTGCATAACCAATTTGTCGGATTTGAAATTGACGAAGAATATTATCAAAAATCCATTGATCGTTTCGATAAAGAAACAGCACAACAACAGTTATTTTAATGAAAGGATAAGGAAAACTTATGAAGAACAAAGAAAAATATGATTTAAGAGATATTTCATACGATCTTGAAGTGGATAGGGGTGGATATGATTTTGTTATTTATTACACTTCTATGGAAATTTATAGAGAGTTTTTTAGCGGTTCTGTTTCAACATGCAGTACTTTCACAAAATGGTTAGAAGAAGAATACAATCCTAACATTCTTGAAGAAAAGGAAAAGGAATACTTGGCGGCGGTTATCAAGCCGTTTAGGGAAAAGGTTAAATATATCCAGAAATGTTTTGATTTAGGAAATGAAGCATACATATACATATATGTGAAAAAATGTGGTTCCATGATATTTCCAACATTTCGTAGAGGAACAATGTACAAAGGTATGGAAGTGAACAAACGCTACACCTTAGAGGACTTAGGGTTATGAAGAATAAAGAAAAATATTCTTTGGATAAGTTGATAGTATCTGTCACATACGAAATTGTGGGTATTGCAAGCATAAAAATTTATCATGGTATAAAGCGTGTTTACTATAAAAGTTACGATGTTGAAGAATTTGCTTTACGGTGGATAAATGACTTCATTAAGTGGTTAGAAAAAGATGATGAAGAAGAATATATATATGGATTGACATTGATGGATACCACTTTACATTGCCACACTTTAAAAAAGGCGAAATGTATAAAGGTATGGAATTAAATAAGTTTTATACATCGGAGGAACTAGGACTATGAAATATGATTATATGCAAATAATCACTTTGCCAAATAGAAAAGGTAAATATTTGGCACTTGTGAAAGGCAATAAAATGACAGTAATTGCGAGATTTATAAATGATGAATGTGTACAAGAATTTCAATATTTTGTTAGTACATTTATGACGGAGGATAAGCAATGAGTTACAGAAAATCATTAAGTTATATTGCACGCCAGCTGAAGAACCCAAACGATAGCAATGCTTTTAAGGACATGGAAGAATTAGTGGAACGTGCTACACCGAAGCAAGTTAAAAATAAAACGGCAATCATGTCTTACAACAAAACGCACATTCTAAACCACACTGGCTATTGTCCAGTGTGCGGAAAAGCCGTATCACACAGTGCGTTTGTGGTGAAAGACGGCGTATTCTGTGACGATTGCGGACAAGCGCTAGATTGGGGCGAATAATGAAAAATTATCAGAAAGCGTTAAGCAGCATACACTGTCTTGAAGCGTTGGGAGAGTTGGTTGATAAGGCTACACCTAAAGCGCCAAACGCTAACCATTCAGGGGTGCGTAGTCCTGACGGGAAATCTGTACTTACGTTTTTTGAATACAGATGTCCATGTTGTGAAAGACGTATTACTGACATAGATAATTATTGTCCAAACTGTGGACAGGCGATAGATTGGGGGAAGCAATGAAAAGTGAAGAAATCGGAATATTAGAAGCACGTGTTACACCAGTATTCTCAATCGAAGAAGTAGAAAAGATACTTGAATGTGAAAAGAAATTGCTTGAAACCAAGTCAAACTATCGTGAACTTTATATATGCCAATTAAACGTGATAAACACTATCAAGAAACAATTTGAGTTAGCATTCAATGGAAAGTGTAAGAAACTATGATAACAAAAGAGAAATTTCAATACACAGACGGCAAAATGAAAGGCTTTAGGCACACTATCGCAATGATCTTGCAACTGGGGGATAGATTGGAAGAGCTGGCAAGCATACTTTCAGGAAACACGCTAAAATCACCGGCTATCAAATCACCTGAAGAGGCAAAGTATCAAAGCGGCACGAGGATATTCCATGACAATCTAATAGCACTATCTGCCGAAGAAGAAGAAACACGGAAAGAGTACGATAGATACGAAAGAGAATATAAGGACTATGCTACATTCTTTCGGAAGTTAGATGATAGCGAAATAGAAATCTTACGGCTTAGATACGAGAACTGGTTCGATTATGTGACGATAGCAAAAATCTTATACACATCTCATGGATATGTTTATAAAAAAATATGTCAAATCTTGGATAAATGGTGATTTGTGGAAATCGCCACGCTGATTTGATGTTATAATGGCAATAGGCAAAAACCATGAGAGAAATTTCATGGTTTTTTCTGTATAGACTGGAAGATAACTTTCTTCATTTGTTTTCCGAAAAAAACACCTCATGTACTCATAGTTAATCTCCTTTTGCTTTCTTCCAGTCTATTACTTAGAAAGGGACACAATGGAATTTGTAAAAGTCAAGATAAGTGACATATTACCAGCTGAATACAATCCAAGAAAAGAATTGCAGCCTAACGATGAAGAATTTATCAAGATTAGCAATTCCATTGATGAATTTGGATATAGTGAGCCGATAATTGTCAATAAAGACATGACGATCATCGGTGGACATCAACGGTTGAACGTACTGAAGTACAAAGGCGTTGAAGAAATCGAAGTAGTGATGCTTGATTTGCCTAAGAACAAAGAAAAAGCATTGAACATCGCACTGAATAAGATAACTGGCTACTGGGACATGGAAAAATTGACAGATTTGCTATTAGATTTGGGCAATGATGGCTATGATCTAGAACTTACAGGCTTCAACATGGACGAGATAGGAGGTTTATTCAGCGAACCTGAAGAAAAAGAAAACGCTAGAATGAACACGGTGAACCATTACAACCTACAAATCTATGATGAAACGGAAACAGACGGTTTCTATCAAATGCCAGTAATACAGAATGACGGATTTATCCCAAGCGACTTAATCGGATTTAATTATGCGATGACAAGCAAGAATAAAAACGTTGGCATTCATTGCTTTGTTGATGATTACCAGTTTGAAAGGCTATGGAATAGACCTGACGAGTACGTGGACATGCTGAGTGAGTATGATTGCGTATTAAGCCCTGATTTTAGCCTATATATGAATATGCCTATGGCTATGAAGATTTGGAACGTGTACCGTTCACGCTTATTAGGGCAATACTGGCAAAGCAAAGGGATAAAGGTTATACCTACAATCAGTTGGGCTGAAAAAGAAACGTTTGAATTCTGCTTTGACGGAATACCTGAGAAGTCTATTGTTGCAATCAGCACGATAGGCGTTAAAAGAGAAGATGAAGCATTTGAAGTATGGAAAAACGGCGTTGATGCAATGATACAAAAGATAAAGCCTGAAACAATACTTGTATATGGTGGACAAGTTGAGTATGATTATGGCGAAAATATAAAGGTGATTTATTTTGATAACAAAGTCACAGAAAGGTTGAAAAAACATGGAAAGAAATAAATTTATAGATAATCTTGAAATAACTGGT